CCAGCTCATGGCCATGCGCAAAATGGGCATGGAAGAGATCCCGACTTCGGCCATCATCGAAGCCTGGCCGCTTGAGGGCAAGAGCATGCTCATCCAGCAGATCAAGGCCCGGGAAGAGGCGGCGGCAAAGCAGGACCAGGCCAACCAGGAAATGAACCGCCAGCAGACGCAGATGAATCAGGCGATGATGCAGGCTAACATCGCAAAGACGGCTGAGCGCATGACCCAGGCGCAGGAGAACAGAACGTCCGCCACCTACGATCGGGTGAAAACGCTCAAAGATCTCCAGTCGATCGATCTTTCCAATCTGGAAACATTGGTGCGCGTGCTGACGATGCTTAAACAGCAAACTGAACCAGGCGCTGCGCCTGGCAGCCCGGCGATGGGCCAAGGAATGATGCAATGACCTCTCCCAACATCATGATCAAGCAGATGTACGATGTCTTCGGCATGCGCAAGCAGACGCACCAGATTTATCTTGGTGACATCACCAAAGACTTTACAATGGGCTTGCTGCGCAGCATGGAAAAGCTGCTCGACAAGCACGCGGCCAAAGAGGCGTACTACATGTACATCCATGCGCGGTTCGACGCCGTGGGCAAGCGCGCGGTGCGCTCGGTCATTTACCTGCTACCTCCGACCGCGGATATCAAGAAGTTCAAGACTCTTGGCACCATGTGCTTTTACGTGAACAACCGACAAGGACTTTTCCGGAAAGAATGGGTGCTGCCCTATGACCGCCCCGTGCTTTCCGGTGTTTTGGACCCAAGCGGCGCGTTGGCGAGCATCGGTAACGATGCGGCCGGCATGCCGGTGAAAGGTTTGGTTTTTTAACCCCGCCGCCGAAAGCGGCCCCAACACACCGCCGCCGGGTGAACATCCGGTGGGCAAGGCCAAAGGGCGTTAAATCTTTTTGCCGAAAGCAAAAAGCAGTCCGCCGCCGGGACGGCCGAACCCGCATGGAACGGGCGTAAGAGGTAAGATCAATGGATACAATGAACACCTCAGCTCCAAGTGCTCCTGCTCCGGCCGCTCCGGCTCCGGCGCCCGCTACACCCGCGCCTGCTGCCCCTGTGACTTCACCTGTGACTTCACCTGTGACTTCACCTGCGGTCGATCCCACCCCGACTCCGGCCCCCGCTCCTGTCGAAACCAGGGCTGTGCCGCTGCCGGTGATGGAAAAGCTGCGGTCTGAGATGCAGATGACCAAGCAGCAGCTTTCTGAGTACCAACAGAAGATGCAGTTGGCCAACGAGCAGCTCGCGCTCTATCGGGCGAACATGCCCGCGCCGCAGCAACCCGCTCCGGCGCCCATGCCCCAAGCACAGGCAGCCGCTGTGGCTGATTTGCTTGACGGCATGAAAGATGACCAGTTGCTTGAAGCCGGCCAGGTTCGAAAAGCCTTGGCGGCTTTGTCCCAGCAACAGGAGCAAAAGATCCAATCGTTGGTTCAGCAGGCAATGGGGCAATTACAGCCCAAGCTTACCGCCTTGGAGTTGGCCCAGGAAAATCCCCAATTCAAACAAATCATGAAGGAACAGCTTCCCGCTTTGATCCAGGAGCAACCGTGGGTCGCGGATCTCATCAAAAGTTTGCCACGCGAAAAACAGCTCGCAACGGCCGCGCAGTTTGCAATGCTACGTGCGCGATCACAGGCTACACAACAGCCTGCGTCAGCGCCCGTCGCACCTCCGCAGGTTCCCGCTGCCACCCCGGCAAACCTTATGGATGAGCTGAACAGAATCATCGAAAATCAGGCCAAGCCGGGTAATCCCGGGGCGGCAGGCGGCATTCCGGCCACCTCGCTTTCGGTGGCGGATCGGATTGCCAAGATGACTTCAGCAGAGTTCGCGGAATACAAAGCCCGGGTGATGAGCGGTAAGGCGTCCCTCTAAAGGAGAACGAAAGTGCCCGACAATATCACCACAACGACCGACGTAGCACCGGCTGTAGAAATTTTCTACAACAGGGTGCTGCTTGAGGCGTCCAAAGAGAACATGGTCTACCGGCAGCATGCCCAGAAGGCCACCATGCCGCGCAACAGCGGTAACACCTACAAATGGCATCGGTATCCCATGCCCGCCGCGGCCACGACCCCGCTGGTTGAAGGTCAAGATCCGGCCGGCCGCAAAGTGTCCCAAGAATCGCTGACTGCAAAGATCCAGTGGTATGGCGACTACGAACATATCACTGAGGAAGTCGATGTCACCAACCAAGATCCCGTGCTCAGCATGTCCGCTGAGCGCAATGGCTACCAGGCTGACATCACCTTTGAAACGCTCATGCGCGACATTCTGGCGGCCTCCGCCTCGGCGACCAACGCTTCCGGCGGCGGTAACGGCAACACCCCCACCGAGATCACCCGCGGCGACGTGGATGACATCGTTCTGTCTCTGCTCGGTGGCAACGCTAAGTTCATCACCAAGATGGTTTCGGCCGGCACCGGTGTTGGGTCCGCTCCGCTCCGCCCTGCCTTCCGCGGCATCATCCACGACGAACTGCTCATGGACCTGGAAGCCTGCACCGGTTTCATCTCCATGGCCGCTTACGCCAGTCAGACCGGCGTTACGCAGTGGGAATGGGGCTCCTTGGGCAACACCCGCTGGGAGTGGACGACCAATGCCCACAAGTCATCGGATGCCACTGCACAGTATTACTTGCCCATCTTCGGCGCCGACGCTTTTGGCGACGTGTCCTTGGACGGCATTCAGAGCGTTATGAAGGGTTTCTCCCAGGCCGGCAGCAAGTTGGACCGGTATGCCACCTCTGGCTGGAAAGCCATCTGGGCTGGTCGCATCCTGAACGACGCTTGGATTCACAATCTGCGCGTGACCAAAGACACCTAACCGGTGGCCCTGGCTGTGAGCAAAACATTTCAAAAGGAGAAGTAAAGTGAGCAGAAAATACGGTGGAAAATTCACCTCTGATGGCAACAGCTACAATCTGGTGCTGCCGGGTGGTGTGCCTGATAAGTTTCGGGCTCAAAACATGAACGCAGGGGTCACTGAGATTGCCATTCTCGAGTGGATTTATGGCATGGGTGACGATGCCGAAGTGCAGTATGACCGCTTCCTGGCCGGCACCAGCGCAGGCGATTTCTTCCTGAAGAAAGCCTCCGGCGGTTTGATCAGCGCCTTTGAGCCTGGCACCGTCGTTGGTGACCGCAAGAGCGTCACCTTCGACGACACTGGCGGCGCCTCTGAAGACCTCATCACCTGCGTCGATGCGGCTGGGCATGGGCTGAGTAACAACGACAAGGTGATGTTCGTCGCTTCCGGCGGGCTGCCCACCAACGTGAGCGCTCTGTCCCAGTACTATGTCATCGACGCCACGGCGACGACTTTCCGCGTCAGTGCGACCAAAGGCGGGACCGCTCTTGATTTCGGTTCCGATGGCACCGCGCCCAACTACGTCATCAGCATCAGCGATATGACGCTGGGTGGCAAGGGCTCCGGCTCCGGGGTCACCATCGACACGGCTTTCATGGATGACGGCGATGTTATCTATTGGGAAGCTGAGTATTTTGACGAGTACATGGATCTGGGCGACGTAGCCTAATCTGAACCCCACAAATGGCCCGGACGGAGCTGAACCCTCCGTCTGGGTTAACCAAGACAAAAGGAGTAGTACCCATGGGCATGACCCTGGCAGATAAAGAAACCGCGTCCATCAACGCGCAAGTCAAAGAAGAACTCCGTCGGGTGAAAGAACACAAGGCGGCGGTGAAAAAGCGCCTCGAAGAAGGCCCGAAGATGAAGGTGGAGTTCCAGAACAATGAAGACCCGCCCGGCACCGGCCATCCTTCGCCCGAGGTGAAGTTTGATTACAACGGGATCAAATACTCGGTACGGCATGGTGATGTGGTCGAATGGCCCGAAGAGGTCGTTCACCATGTGAACAGCTTGACTACGCCGGTGTACTCGAACGAGGCGGACCCGATTACAGGCGCTATTCGCAGTTCACGCTCCGGAACG